CACCACTGTCCCGCCTGGCGCTGTGATTGTCACATTGATAACACGGTACACGCGCCCATCAACTGTAACCAAATCATCAACCGCCGGTGCTGCACTCAATGACTGCAAAATAAGGCGCGAGTCGCCGCGTTGTATTGCGGCCCCATCAATCCCGTAAATGTGGTTGTGGTTTTTGTCTCAACGCCAAGCACAGGATCATAGTCTGTCACCGTGTCGCGGGTAATCGTCACAATTTGCCCATATTTTGTGAGCAAATTTGTGGCTACTGACTGCATATTTGAGTAAAAACTCATAGACGAAACCCGATTGCGTTAATGCCGCGTCCACCCGACAACAGTTTATTCAACATGGTATTGATTTTTTCCAGAGCTTTTTTGGAACCGCTCGTTTCCGAGTACTGCACCTCGATTGGCCCAACTTTTTCGCGCACTGTTTTGCGCTCCACTGCATTGCTCAACAGATCGTTACCGACATCAATCGTCAGTGCTGCTACGATTTGAGCGGTTTTTAGCTCTTGCGGAATAGTCGTCGACTCAATGTAATAGCCATCGATATAAACCTCATCACGCGGCCATTGGAGCGCTTGCGCCTCTGTTTTCTTTGTTCCGATAAAAGATAACGTCTCCAGGTAATCCATAGCAGACAGTAAAAGCGAATCGCTGTTACCAGTAACAGAAATGCCGCGCTTCGCCGCGTACGATTCGAATTCTTGAACTGTGACATAGCTTTCCGCCCCCGCAACGATGGAACCATCTTCGATGATAAGCGCTTGTTCGATGTAAACAGTTATTTCTTGGTCTTCGATGTAGCCTGCCGTGCTCGTTGCAGTTGCAATTAGCGTGTACGATGTGCCAGCAACACCGCCTGACAGCACAATAGTTGAACTTAATGCGCTTTCAGTCTGCGATTCTTTTGTTAGTCCGGCTGGCACCGTCCAAACCACTGTTGCCAATGTATCAGCAGAATCAAAAACACTAGACCACGACAACACGTAATCTAGTTTTGAATCAGGGTCTTTACGTATTATTGTGGCCATTTTGTTTACTCAGCTAAAACCGTCGGTGTGACTTCAACCCATTCTAACAATAATCGCATTGTTGAATCCTGCGCTGCATTATTAGTCATTTTAAATAAAAGCGTCGTGCTTGGCGCAATGATCAAAAAACCTTCGCGAGATGCAGCACCGCCAGCCGGTCTTGCGCCCGATCCGCTCGGAATAAAATCCCAAAAAAACTCATCACCTTCGGTCGTGACGCTGGTTACAGCATTAAATGTAGCCGTTGCTGATCTATTGATGTACTCATTGAAATTAATAATAGTAACAGCCGCGCCAGTGATAACACCCGTAGGGTTTTGGTACATATAGATTTCAGAATCACCGAGCGTCGAACCAAATTCAGTGTACCGAAAACCAAAAAATTTAGATGGCGGCGTGACAAACTGATAATAAACGCTTGTACCTGTCGCGAGCGTATCACGGGTATAAGCCTGATAATAGTCGCCCTCTAAAATACTGATTTCGGTCTGCGTGATGCCGGTAGTAAGCAATCGAGGCGCGGTCAATAACTGGTACTCGCGCACCATGTCGAACGGTATGCCGATATGCACACCGCCGCTATTTTTTGTTAGTTGCGCCACTTTGTTTTACCTCACGGAATCCAGCCAGTTTAAAGTTTTCAACTTCGGCAGGATGTACATCAGCGAGTTTTCCCGCCTCATTCTGCATTTTGATCAGTGTGACTTTTTTCTCAGACATAGCGATTGCCTATCAATCTTAATAGATCAATAGTAAATGATGTGTTGAATGTGGTCAAAAATAAAAAAAAGGGGCCGAAGCCCCTTTCTTTTGTTAGCCCAGCAGAAGGGCGATATGGTCAGGCTTCCAGGCTTTAACACCCCAAACAGCCGACACCATGATCATCTTTTTCTTGAAACCCTTATAGATCGAGATTTCAAAAACCAAGCCGCTGTACGGGTCTTGCACCAGCATTACATCGTCAGCAGCGTCACCGCCGTCTGGCACCGCAGGCGCACGGAATGCAATCTCAGCAGCCGAGCGATGGAATGCAAAGTTTGCTGTGAAGCTGTTGCCGACAGTGATCGCGGTATTGTCTGCCAGTGCCGCACGCAAACCTGGTGTGCCGATTGCCAACGAACCGCCCGCCAATGCAGTGTTAACTACATATTTGTTGGTATCGCCCGCAAACGTTACAACATCACCCAGAATGATCGTACCAGTGCCGGTATCAGCAGCAATGCTGGTGTCACCGATTGCATAGCCCGCGCCGTTGTTTACCAGATAGCCTGAACCGGTACCCTTGGTGTGGCTCTGAATCTGTGCAGATTCCTTGATCATCATACCTTGCAGGTCGAGCAGCGTACCCTGGCGCAACAGGTTAGAGCCGCCAGCTTCGTTTGCCTTCTGCAACTGTGCCAGATTGCGCAACTTGGTTCCGGCAGCCGTGTTGATAACCACGGTAGACTGGCCATCGGTCGGCATCCCGTTATCAACAAGAATTTGACGCAACTCAGCGATCTCGTTGAAATTCGAACCGAACGGGGTAGTGCCAGCAGTACCGTAAGCGCGTGATGCACCCTGATAAATCGCTGTACACAGGTCGGTTTCGGCTTCGTTGGCCAGAACGCGCATGGCTTGCGCAATCTGATCACCCAGCACGGTTTCATAACCTGGGCCGCCATTCACAAATTTGACATCCTCACCAGTCCACGGAATTTGTACTCCGCGCTGCTTAGTCAGGGTCATCGTTTTGTTGTCAACAGTCTGATCGGTGCCTTCGGGAATGGTCATAGAAGGAGTCAGAGTAACAGCGGTTGCCGCGCGTGTGAAATGCGAGCGCACAGTCTGACCAACTGCCGCTTGATCAGTTGATGCGTTGATGGTTGCGGATGGGATTGCACCCACCAGCTCACGACCGACTACGTCCGCCGCTTTGTAAATGTCTGCTGCCAGATTGGTTAATACGTTAGCCATAATTTATGCCTCTTTAATTGTCGTTGACGACTTTGCCGCCGTCACGGAAAAATTTTGATCGATCTGCCTGCGACATATTGTCGAAATCAGAGCGTTTAACTGTGTTTGCTGTAGAGGCACCGCCTTTTCCACCATTGGCACCGCCGCCTGTGGCTTTTGTACCGCGCAACAATGCTGCAAATCTGTCGTTGTTGCTAAATTCTGTTTTCAACTCGTCGAGTGTGGAAATGGTCAGCTCACCATTCCCGTTTAAAACTTTTACACCATCATCGGTGTATTTCAGGCGTTTCGCAATCTGCTCACTCAGCAGTTCGGCGTTATACCCGTCAGCCAATTCGCTCGCGATCTTCAGAGCCTGGTTGCTAACTTTTTCGCCTGCTATCTTTTGCGTTAGATCGCTGTACGCTTTTTCGCGTTCGCTCAGCTTTTCTTGTGTCGATTTAAGCAATTGCTCAAAATCACCATTTGCTTTCGCTTTGTCTTCTGCTTCTTGCCTCGCCGCTTCTTCTGCTGCTCTGCGCTGCTCTTTAGCGCGTTTCGCTTCTGTTAGCAGTTCGTCCATTTTGCTTTTCATTGACTCATTGCTTTTTTGAGCTTCTGCAAGTGCTGCCTGCTGCTCTTCAATCTTTTTTAACGCTTCTTCCAATTCCATAATATCACCGATATTTATGATTGATGCCACTGGCATTTATGTAACTAATACTAACAGCAAAACTAATACTAACAGCAAAAAAAAAGCCCCGCAACAGCGAGGCAAGAGCGTAAGGCTACAAGTAGAGATCAGTTGAAGACGAGAGGGTTTAGGGCTTTCAACTGATCCAAAGTATATACCACGCCGCTATCGTCTGTAAACTTGTCAAGCGTCAACGCACCGCTTCGAAAGAGCCTCGCACGCTCTTTACCCAAAACCTCGTCTTGAAAACTGGATGACTGCTTTTTCAGCCAACTTTGATATGTCGTTTTTGCATCAACAGGCCCCTGCGAACTGGCGCGCCGACCTTTGATTTTTACGGTATAAATCGGTTTAACGATTGGCACCCTAACAGACCGGCACCCAAAGTGCATCGGTGGAATGGCACCCTCACCGACTGGGTATTTTTTCCCATCCAACGACATGCAGGTAATTGTTGTGTGACTGTCCAATGTTGCTACAAAACGTTCGTGATCAATAATGTCGCTGTTTTCTTTGTACGTTGCGTTGCGCGCCTGACTCGTAATGTGATTTACGCTAGTGCGAACTAATGCACCCGTCTGCTGTTTTGTGCGTCCGCTGACTAAATTGATCAAATCTCGCACTATCTGATTATGCGTCCGGCCCATCAGTATGCCGTCAGCAACTGTTTGCTGCACTTCCAGCGCTTTTTTTGCGCTGAATTTACGGTACATTTGCGCCAGCGTTATCGGAACAGCACGAGCACCCTGCACAATGCTCGTGGCCGTGGTTGAAAACAGCGACTGCACCAGCTGTGCAGGCGGTTTAACCAGCTCTACATTCACGCCCTGCGTCATCATTTGAGCCGTAAAATCGACCTCATCTTGTGCCAGTTCGAACAAATCAAGCTCAAGCTGCACCAACATTTTGTCGATTTCGCCGCTCGTGATCGTGCGCAAATCGTTTAGCAGTATGGTCGTTCGAGCCAGTTCGTATTGTGTCAACGGCTCATTTTCCAGGCGCGAAGTCAGACGAGCAATAAGCCCACCAAGGTAATCGTTTAGCTGATCAAATTCGCCATCGGAGAAGCGCTGTAGAAAAATCTGGCGGCGCGTCAGTGAGTCAATAAAAAAATCAGTTGTACTCATTGATTAGCGCCTCACTTAATTTGATCATCAATTTGTTACGCTCTGCTTCCAGTGCTTCTCGCTCGCCATGGATCAGCATGTCACAGCACAATAAAAACTCTATTGTGTCGAGTCGGTCGAGCATTTTGTTCAGTTTGTGCATTTTATACCCTCGCCGTAAAGCTCAACAGTGCGCGTGCATGAGCCTGTGCGTTCTCGGCCGTGGAATGCACCAACCCTTTTTCGATCATGCTTTTAAGATCGTCAGCATAGTCGCCAATCCATGATGTAACGTGGATTTTTGCATATAGATCACATGTGTGCGCATAAACAATATACGCAGACTCCAGTCCTTCAACACTTCTCAACGGCTCCGGCACTTCAAAGCCGTTGATATTTATTATTTTCGCCTTTCTTCGGAACTTTGTTTGACTGTTCCAGCATGGGTGCGTTGTTAAACGCTCCCATGTTCCACCATCACAGAATTCCCAACGCTCCCACGGATATGGAGTCTCTGCCCAGTCTTTTGCGTACTCAATCATCAGTTCCGCGTGTATGTGTTTTGTCATCTCTTTAACCCTCTTTATACAATTAATTTTTACATATTAAATCAAAAAAAATCCGGTCATGCAACCGGATTCACAACTTCAACATCTATTTCTATGTCTTCGTCTGTTCTGTCTGCATCAATCATGTTTGATTTGCGTAATCTGCTCCGCAAGTCCTGTTTTGCAATAACACCGCGATCAAGCAGAGCAATAGATGCCATGATTGCCTGTGGATCAAGCGATTGATCGAAAAACTCGGTATTGAGACTGAAAACAGTATTGTCATACGTGACCTCGATGCCCATGAACTCGCCAACAAAACCCAAGGCCTGAAATATCCCATCTGTCACATTGTTGACAATATTAGCCAGCACCGAGTTTTCAGAGCTAAATCGGATTCGTACCGCCTCGGCTGTTTCAGCGCCGCGGCCATCCGAGATAATCCTGGCGCCCACTTTGACTAGCTGATCCTCTTTTAATTTCATAGCTTCATACGGCTGGCTATTCGGAGCAGCTTGTACCAGTCCCATCTGACCAGTTTCGGGCAACAGCACCGGCGACCGAGCGCCCAAGGCAACGCCGGATTTGAGCACAGTATCCACCCAATTTTGATCCAGGCCGCTTATCCATGGGGTAGGTTGGCCTACTAAAAAACAGCTCTCCTCGTAATCAGCGCTGTTTATGTAATGTCCGATATTGATTTCAGCAATGTCGTAGAGCGGTGCAGGGTCGATAGTCATATCGTTGTTGATTGAGCCGATTTTGACAAACGGGATTTCATCAAACAGGCTCCCGTCTGATTTGCGCGGCTCGAATTCGTCAATAACGACATTATCAACCCACACGCGCTGAACATACCGGCCTTCTTCCAGTCGAAGCTCTCGATACTGTTCAATCGGTACGCAATCAAACCCGTCAATGGTATGTTCAACCGTCTCTTTCAGCACAACCAGCGTGGTCTTAATGCCATCCGTTTTCCAGTTAATGATAGACTCAGGCGGGTACAATTTGATTGATGCGCCGAAACCAATCTGGCGCATCTGCTCTTTAGTCAGCGAGCCTTCAGCATTTTGAGGTACGTCAATTAATAGCCCATAATTGCCAGTCTCCAGTATGTCATTGATAACATCTTTAGTCAGTTGTTCGAGCGACAACCCTGCACCGTTCGCATTTTGCTCAATGTACGCAATAGCATCAGGTAGTGACAATTCCGGCGCTTTGCGAAACACAGCACCGGACAAACCGTTTTTGGTGCGCGACACAAAATTAACAAACTGCGCGCGCTTTTTGTACGCTTCGTAACGGGCTTTGTTTTCCGCGCTCTTGTCTTTAGCGTTCGGCACCGGCAAATAATCAGCGCCCGCCGCCTTTACAACATCACTACCGGCTGAGCAGTCGCGCACTAATTTCCAGCGATATAGATTTTGTCCATATTGTTTGTGCGTGGTATTAACTGGCATAGTCAAAACCTATAAATAATCAATTTTTGATACTATAAACTTATCACGATACAAAACCAACTTTTAGAGTATGGACTGGCTTTATTATTGGAAATTCGTATTCGACGCAATAACCGATAGCTGTCGTTATATGCTGATAATCGTTTTTTTGATCTTCC